AAGATATTTTGAGCCAGAGTTTGGAACAGATATTAGATCTATATTATTTGAGAATATAACCGATGAAGAAGAATTTACAAATAGAATTCGAGGAGATATAGAGACTGCAATTTCAATTTGGTTACCGTATCTAATTGTAACAGAACTAACAGTAAATCTGAACATTTCCGACGATGGTAGAGTTGATGATCCAAATCATGCAATTAGTATTTTTCTACGTGTATTAATTTCAGGAACAAACATATATTTGCCAGTTAGGATATTTATATCTGAAACAGCAACTATTCGTGTAATTGAAGAGGCTCAAAACTAATGGCAGATTTAGTAAAAAAGGATATTCGTTATCTCTCAAGAGATTTCGGTTCATTGAGACAGAATCTTATAGATTTTGCAAAAAACTATTTTCCAAATTCATACCAAGATTTCAACGAATCATCACCTGGTATGATGTTTATGGAAATGTCTGCATACGTCGGCGATGTGCTTTCGTATTATACGGATGTTGCACTCCAAGAGTCAATGATACTACAGGCATCCGAAACTCAAAATATAATAAATCTTGCTCAATCATTTGGTTATACACCAAAGACTTCTGTTGCTGCTAATGTTTCAATAGACGTATTTCAGATTGTACCTGCTATCGGTACTGGCGTGAACAATACTCCCGATTGGAGTTACGCTTTTGCAATAGAGCCTGGTATGATTGTTGCTGACGAATCTGATAACTCCATACAATTTAGAACAATAGAATATCTTGATTTTAGATTTAGTAGTTCTTTTGAACCAACTGAAGTAACTGTTTTTGAGGTAGACGATTTAGATTCTACGGAACCAACTTTTTATCTGCTGAAAAAGTCTGTAAAGGCAGTTTCTGGTGTAATAAAAACTTCAAGTTACTCTTTTGGTTCCCCAAAACCATATGATAAAGTCATTCTGAACGACGATAGAATCATAGAAATACTATATGCGATAGATTCAGACGGAAACAAATGGACGCACGTGCCTTATCTCGCACAAGATACTATCTTTGAATCTGTTGCAAACATACCAAGAAATGATAAACAACTGAGTTCATATAGAACTGAGACACCTTATTTGTTGAAATTGAATAGGGTTTCTAGACGATTTTCTTCAAGAGCTTTTGGAAATAACTTCACCAGTTCATATGAAATAAGTTTTGGTGCTGGTGTTTCTGACTTTGACGATGAAGAACTAATACCAAACCCAGATTTGATTGGTTCATCTCTTACTGGAATTGAATCATCAACATCTCCAAATATAGACCCATCTAATTTTTTGTACACAAAAACTTATGGATTAGCCCCAAACAATACCACACTCACAATATATTACACACAGGGTGGTGGTGTAAGAGACAACGTTGCATCAGAAAGACTGACACGAATTGTAAGTAAAACTATACTTTTGGATGAAACCGGTCTAGACATAACACTATACAATCAAGTAATTGGTAGTATCGCAACAACAAACCCTGAACCTGCTACTGGTGGTAAGGATGGTGAGACAATAAATGAAATTCGTCAAAATGCTCTCGCATCATTTGCCTCACAGAATCGTGCAGTTACAAAAGAAGATTATATTATTCGGGCATATAGTCTTCCGCAGAAGTACGGGTCAATAGCAAAGGCATACATAACAAAAGACACACAACTTACAGAAGAATCCATATTCAATAGCGATAGAGTTGCAAACGATTTAGCATTGAACTTTTACGTTTTGGGATATGATTCAAATAGTAAACTAACAACAATAAATGTTGCAACCAAAGAAAATCTAAAAACATATTTGGGTCATCATAGAATATTGACAGACGCAATAAACATAAAAGACGCATACATAATAAACATCGGAATTGAATTCGATATAATTACAATGCCAGATCAAAATGGAAATCAGGTTGTATTGAGATGTATAGATAAACTAAAACGATACTTTGATATAAAAAGATGGCAAATAAATCAACCAATCGTTATAAGTAATATCTATACCGAACTCGATAGAGTTGAAGGTGTTCAAACCGTATCTAATGTTAGAATAGTGAATTTTTATGATACTACTCTTGGATATTCGAAATATTCTTACAACATAGATACCGCAACTAAAAATGGTATAGTTTTTCCATCACTTGATCCATCAATTTTTGAAATAAAATACCCTGATAATGATATTATTGGTAGAGTGAGGGCATTCGGATGATATACACCATTTATCCTAAATTTGATTCTACAATATATGAAAGAACAGAATCTCTAAATACTGGTACAGACCAAATTTTGGAATTATCCCATCAATTGGTAGGTAGTTCATCAAAATACAACAGTAGAATTTTGATGAAATTTGATGTATCAGGTATAGAATCGGACGTAAACTCTGGAAAAATATCTTCAAACGCAAAATATTACTTACAGCTAAGGACTGCAGACGTTAGAGAAATACCACAAGAATATACAGTATATGCATATCCTATAAGTGGTTCTTGGGTAAACGGAACGGGTAAATATAATAACACACCGATAACAACAGATGGTGTTTCTTGGAAATATCGTTCTTCTAAGTCAGTTGGAAAATTATGGGGTGTAACCGAAGTAACTGGTGGTCTAAATTATGAATGGGATGAAATATCCGATAGCTGGGTGGATGCTAATCTAATTTTTGGAGCATTATATGCTTCGTCAACCGGTTCATACTTCTCATCAGTCGGTGGGGGAACATGGTGGACATTTGAAAATACTACTTGCACACAGTCATTCTCATATGAATCATCTGACATTTATATGAATGTGACTTCAATCGTAAAAAAATGGATAACTGGATCTGGTAGATTTGATAACGAAGGATTTATACTAAAATTTTCAAACGATATAGAGTCCTCAACGGAAACACTTCCTAGCTTGAAATTTTTCTCAACTGATAGTAACACGATTTATGTCCCAAGACTTTTTGTTGTATGGGATGATTCATCATTTCAGACTGGTAGCCTTACACAACTTTCTTTAGATGATACACTAATCAATGTAAATCTAAAAAAATCATATTCTGAAACAGAAAAGGCAAAAATACGAGTATATGTGAATAGTAAATATCCACAAAAAACATACACAACACAGTCATATTACACACAAAATTATTTTCTACCAACATCTTCTTATTACGAAATCAGAGATGCACATACAGACGAAATTATAATTCCATTCGATAAGACTGGTTCAAAACTTAGCTGCGATGGAGATGGTAATTATTTCAAATTGTGGATGGATTCATTTCAACCAGAAAGATTTTATAGAGTTTTAATCAAATCGGAAACAGATGGTGGCAATATATCTCAAATATTCGATAACCAGTATTATTTCAAGGTTTCAAGATGATTCGTATAGAACAATTTTTATTTGAGCAATACGTTGAAGAAACTCAGGCAGAATCTATAATATCTGAATTTCCCAATATTATGTTCAATACAACTGATGAGTTTTTTGAATTTTTTGAACAACGTAATATAAAGTTGGTAAAAAAAATTGCAAATAATCCAAGAAAAGAATCATATCCACCAAGAGAGGAATTACTTCAAAGACTGAAGGAATTCAAATCATCCACAGATTATGATTATGTAAAAAAATACATAGCAAAAGAAACTTTGATACGAAATGAAATTTCTGCTGGAAACATAACAAAAGATACAAATTTACTAGACAGTATAAAGTCTGAACCATTGGATCCGTTTTTTGGTTTTATAGTCAGAAAAATTCTAACTGGAAGTGAAAGTGGAGTTCTTCCATCGGAAGAGCTAAAAAATATTCTAAATGAACTGACTAAAAAAACACAACAAGACATAGATACTACTGTAGCCGTTACTAGGGATGAAACGGGCAGAGTAACATCATTTGATAATTACATCAGAAATAGAGGTTCTATAAACGTAGAAGTTCTCGATGAGAGATTCACAATAACTTCAGTAAATTATGTGGTTCCAAATGAATTCAAAAGTTTACCAGATGCAATTGTTGCTGAAAAAAATGTATTGAAAAAAGCAGCTGAATTTGTTACACTATTTCCGAGTCAAGGTGGTGATGGAAATGAAACTGGAACGGGAACAGGAGTTCCAACAGATCAACAATCTCTTACTGAAAATTTGAAACGATTGATAGTAGAAGATTCAAACACAGTACCTTCATTACAAGCAAAAGTGCAAAATTTATCTGAACAGGTAGACAACCTAAATGAGTTAGTACAACTAAAACAAGAGAGTATAGACGACCTTTCTCGTGTGATAGAAGAGCTGTCAGATAAACGTAATCAAATTCTAGATGAAAATGCTATAAAAGATGACACAATTATTACTTTGAATGAAGTGATAGATTCTACTATTACCGAATTGGAAGGTAAAGTATCTGAACAACTTACAAATACCGCAGACGCTTTCGATGCATTGGCAACACAACTTGAAGCCCAAGCCAAGAAAGCAGAAGAGTCGGCAGCAAAACAACTTGCCGCATTTGAAAAGGCCGTTGGTGGTATTGCTGATGCACTCAAACCAAAAGAACCAGAACCAGAACCTGGAAATCCTGCTGCTGATATTATCAAACAGATATTTACTGAATGGGATAAGATATATGCAATATCTAACAGTAGATACTCATCAGTTGAAAGTATATTGAAAACGTTAGAAGTAAAATCTCCGCCATCAAGACTCGACTACATATTTGTTCCACCAGCCGCGAGTAATTCATTTGGTCCTGGTCAAGAAATAAACCAAATTCTAAAATGGAATGATACATATAAATCTCAATTTAAAGACTTGGTAAATGGAGTTACTGATAAGACAAAGGCAAATTCTATACTTACAGAGACAAAAAAATTATCATCAAACAATGGTGGAATATCTGATATAAAAAATGTGATAGAAGTTGTATTTGATGAGTGGTCTGGAGATATTGGTGGTGCACTGGGAGTTGGAAGACCTATTGTAAGAAAATCAATTTTAGAAATGGATCCTACTTATTCATTTACTGGTAAAACTGATGGGGATACAAAAACAAAGGGAATAAGTCTAATAAGAGCTACAAATGATACACAGATGATACTACGAGTATTGAGAATTTTATCTGAAATAAGTAATGTTGTTGATAGAGGCGGGTCTTGGCTAAAAATAGGATAAACAATGGCAAACTTTGAATATAAAAATATTGACGAAATACGTTCCGAAAATTTTCCAAAAAGAGGTGTTACCATTCCTTTGGAAGACTTGGCATTATTAGAGAAACGAGTAGTTGTTCCTGATTTTGATCCAAACTTTGTTGACCCAATAACAAATACAAATCCATTCAATATAGAACTCCACACTTTTCTAAGAAACTTGGGGTACATTAGATCTGCCTATAATATAAACACGTTTTATTTAGATTCAACTAGTGAAATTCCAAAACTAAGATTACAGATTCATAAAGACTTAGAGAATTTGAATGTACCACCGACTGAATATAAGGTGGTTTATAATTTCTTGAGAAACATGATAGGTTCTCATGAATCTGGTAACAATCTTTTTATATCTGATATTTCTGATGATCGAAAAGAATTGAAACTTTCATTAGTTTCACCGGAGTCAGTAACTGGTAGATTGGAGCTTGCTAGATTTGTTCTTGAAAACATTAGACCAAAAACATTCCTACCACCAATTGTTTTAAATTTTGGTGAGAATAAATTAGTAGACGTAATAAATGTTACATCAGATGGAGACCCAGTATCTTTTTATGTAAAGTTGTTTGAACCACTTCCACCGGACTTGGATTTATTCTTTACGTGTTGGGTTTCTATAAAGATAATGAAACCGTATATTGATACGGTAAACATACTACCTGAAACATTTGAACCAGAAGTACCATCAATACAAGGACCTAATTTTGAAGTTGATTATGACTACTGGATAACATCTGATACCGAGTATAAATCATGGACAGACATATTGAGTGAAAATGTTCAAACTTCTGAACAATTACTCAATAGATACCTGACTGGCTCTAATCTTCCAGTCACATTGAATATAGATTACTCTGAATTCAAAAACTTCATTTACTATTCAAATGCAAGAGACCGTGTAGAGAACTTTTTATACAAAATGGAACTTGTGGAGTTTTACAATAATGAACTCGGTAGAATAAATGGAATATCTGGATCAGTTGGTTCAAATAGAATAAAAATTCAACTTTTGAGAGATAAAGTTATCTCTGGTTTTGATGGTTTTGAAAAATACTTGTATTATGATTCGACTGGCAGTTTCAGTTACACGTATCAAATAAGTGCATCAATTTCACCGTACCCAAAATATGAATTGAACTCGACTGCTAGTGTTTATGATATATCAACTAAAGTAGGAAAATTCAATTTTTACTCCTATACATCTTCGTTTGTTGAGGATTGGTCTGATTCTATAATAACACTTGCAAACGAATACGATGCGAAAAATTATTATGCCCTCTCAAAGGCACTACCAGACCACATTCGAGAAGACTCTGATAACGAACAAGCTGTTACATTTGTCAATATGCTTGGACAACATTTTGATATAATGTATCTATACACAGATCACATTTTGAAAAAGAATCTTCGAGAAGAAAATCCTAGATCTGGTTTATCTCAAGATTTGATTTATGATGCAACTCGTAACTTTGGTTGGACTCTTTCACATGGAACACAGACAAAGGATTTATGGGAATATGCCCTCGGACTAAGTGGTAGTACAGAACCAATATGGACTGGTAAAACAACTATAGGCAAGTATTTTTCCAAGACATATGAAGAAAGAACTAAAGAAGTATGGAGACGTATTTTCAATAATCTCCCATATATTTACAAAACAAAAGGAACTGCTCGTGGTATAAAGGCTTTACTTGCTGCCTATGGTATTCCACAAACTCTTCTAACGATAAGAGAATTTGGTGGACCCGATAATGCAGATTTAGGAATTATTCCAAGAACAGAGTGGGAAAAACATACTTACTATCTAAACATCAGAGGGTCTTTACCAGTACCAACTGTACCAAATTATGTAACTACTCCTTGGGAAAAAATAACAACACCAACTGGTTCATGGTTATATCCTGATACTCTAACATTCCGTTGGAAGATGGAACCAGAATCAAGATATTCCTATACTGGAAATCAAATACAAACTCTTCTTCAAAAAAATTCTGGAAGTAGAGTTGATTGGTTTGTAACTATGGAGAAGAATGGAACAGATGTTGGTAAAGGTTCTGTTACTTTTTGGTTAGGTAATGGAACTACTTATACGTCTGCATCAATATATGACGATTATTTCTACGATGATGTGCCTCTGAATCTTATGATAACAAGAGAGTATAGTAATGATGCAACATCATCAAATCAAATTTACAGATTCTATGTAAAGACTTCTAAGTACGGAAAACTTGTAATAGAACGTTCTGGTAGTATTGTTGTAAATGGAACAACTAGCGGTAGTTACAATAGGTCTTGGTCGTCTGATGGAACATTATACATTGGCTCTGGTTCGAATCCACAAACCAGTAACATACTATCAGGTTCAATTTTTGAATTGAGATATTGGACAAATAAACTAAATGAGAGTTCTTTCAACAACCATGTCATGGCACCTCGTGCATACAATGGTAATACAGCAACATCATCATTCTACGATTTACAAGCACAATTCAAGTTCTGGCAAGAATTTGATACGACTCAAACATCAAGTATCGTAAGTTCTCACCCAGACCAAACAAAGACAAGTTTTTACACATCTCCAAAATCTGCCTCATTGATTGGTTTTAACTATGATGCGTTTGAATCAATAACCGAAACCTATAATATGGAAGTTGCAACGGTTGGAAACAATACTCCATTTTCTGAAAAGGTAAGGATTGACTCTGGTTCTTTGATTGGTGGATTAGATCCAAACTATTCGTCTGAAGTTTCTCAATTTGATAAGTTTAGTATTGATTCTAACAAATTGATGGTTGCGTTTTCTCCACAGAATATTATAAATGAGGACATATACGAGGCAATCGGATATACTACTATTGATGATTATTTTGGAGAATACTCCAATATTGATAAAGAAGAATATCCAAAACTAAAATGGTTTGCCCGTGAATATTGGAAAAAATATCCAAACAAGAATGATTTTACGGCATACATACGACTAATATCTCAATTTGATTTGAGTGTTTTTGAACAGATACGTCAAACACTTCCGGCCCGTGTAAATGAGATACTTGGTTTGGTAATTGAACCAAATGTACTTGAACGTTCAAAAGTAAAAGTAGTAAGAAACTTTAGTGGAGAACCAAACAACTCACTACGAACAAACGAAATATCATCATCAGGTACACCAACGGTTTCTGTATCTTCTAAAAAAGCAACTATCTTGATTGGATTTGAAAATGAAAGTTCTTATCAAGAAATTGAAGGTGAATTTGATATACCACTTGAAATAGAATCTTCTCAAGATATAAATGTGTCTGGTGATTATAATCAAGTTGTAACACCAACTGGATTTGCAAAACCATATTCTGCAATTATATCGAGTTCAAGAGGTCACGTTGCCAATTTTATACGCGATAGGTTTACACCAATAAAAACAAGTATACAAATATCAACGAGTTCTATTTCGTCTCAATATGTAAACTATTTTTCAGTTATCGCTAACAAAAATTTTGGTAAAGTAATAGCCAACATTTCTTCTGTATTTGGTTCTGGAAGTTCTACTCTGTTTGCGTTGTTTGATACAAATTTCTCAAGCCCTTCTAAAAAACTAAATGTTGAATATTTTGAAGGAAGCCCTGATGTTGGTTATGGAACTGGATGGGCAACATCTAGTGTAGATTCTGGAAAATCTACATTCGTATTTACAACGTATCAATCATATAGACTTGATAATTATTATAGTGCTTACAAGTTTTATTATACGAGTAGTAGAGATATTGATGAAAGAAACTACTCTTCATATCAATTTGTAACCGCAAGTTTTGAAAATCCAAATAATTTGACTAATTCAATTCGTAATCAAAGATTTGAAGGATGTAAATTATCAGGACCGGATGTAAACATTGAAACAAGATCTACACCAGATGGAAAGGCCGTTGTAGAATTATTTTTCGTAGATCCGAATCAAATAAATCTAAATCAGTATTCTGCGAATAGTGGAATCTAAAGGAAAATAAAGAATATGTATATTTATATGAGTAACATTATATTCAACAAGGAGTAACTAACATGGGTTATTTAGACAATACCTCGATTACCGTAGATGCCATCTTGACAAAGAAAGGTCGCGAACTTTTGGCAAAAGGTAGAAACAATTTCAAAATTACACAGTTTGCATTAGCAGATGATGAAATTGATTATGATTTATGGAATCCAGCACACCCACTTGGATCTGATTATTATGGTGTTGCAATCGAAAATATGCCAATAACAGAGGCGGTTCCAGACGAAACACAATCAATGAAATATAAATTGATTACACTTCCAAAAGGAACAACTGCAATTCCATATTTGACATTGGTAACGCCACAAACAGTTTCACTTGTAGCCGGAACAATTCCACAAGGACAGAATATAATCCCAGAAACAAGATTCAACGGGACAAGTGTACAGGCAACTGCACTAAATGCTCAGTTGGGTTACACCGCAACTCTTTTAGACAGTACCTATATGACAATTACAGGTCGAGGCATCGCAAATGCCAACAACCCAGTTGCATCTATGTCAGGAGATTCTGAAACAGCAAACTCTATGTCAGTAATAGGTTTAGAATTTCAGGTATCACCAAAGCCAGCTGCTGATTTCATTTCTACCACAAAAACAACAAAGGTTATTGTAACTGCAAATGAAACTGGTGGTAGAATTGTAGTGAATGTTACTTTAGATAAACGACCAACCGGTTTATAAGTAAAAACAAATAGGGAATTTTATTATGTCAAGAATTTATAGAGCTGTCAGTAGACCATTAGATGCAACAAATATGCCAATGGAATCCGCTGAAACTGTTGTTGAAACACGGGGTCTTTGGTCTAATGGGACAGGAGAGTTGTTTACATTTTTTACGAGCTCATTACAAACAACCTCTTCTAAAGAATATTATTATGAAGTTTGGAGCTCAGCTTCATTAGATTGTGAAGATGCACAAATATTTTCAGTTGCATACGGACACTATGCTGGTTCGGGTTCTGCATCTCCTGGTGGAGAGATTAGTGATACTCCTTCCAAGGCAATATATTCACAATATAGACTACTCTGTCTTGAACATGATGAAACATTATTCAAGTTAGGAAATTCATCACAAACAACAATTTATGATTTTTACGCCATAAACTTCAATAGAAGTAAAGTTGGTGATAAACTTGACCCAGGAAATTTCCAAATAAATATCGCGGCATTGAGTGGTAGTGGAAAAGTAAATTCTTCTCACACTGGAAGTGCAGTTCAAGTATCTGGTTCAAACCCACAGATTATAAAACTTATTGATGATTCTGTTGATAAGAGTGACGGTTTAGGATATAATGGAATACCATCCCCTGTTAGAAATCTTGTTAGTGGTAGTTTGGATGACGGCATTTATAATCCATCAAATCCACATTACTATGGACTAGTTTATTCAGATATTGGTACAATTCTAATATCTGCGAATTCTTTGAATCAATCATCATCATTCAATACTGTAACTGGAAGTAATGTAGCTGGAGATAATAGTTATAAGTTGTTCACCGCTATAAGTGGTGCAGCAGTAACAGGTAATGGTTTTACTGCAAGAGCAGTAGATATAAAACATCAAGACTTTTACTTTGTAAGAATTTCTAACAACGAATTCAACTATTCTACAAATCCAACATATTATACAGGAAGTGATGGATTTTTGAACAATTCTCAATTTACTCTTGAACCAATTACATATATCACCAGCATTGGTTTATATGACAAAGTTGGTGGAGATTTATTGGCTGTTGCTAAACTAAGCAAACCACTTCAAAAATCTTTCCATAGCGAACTATCAATTACTGTAAAACTTGAGTATTAAAAATTATGACACAAGAAGAAATACTATTAAGAAAAAGTTTACGAAATGGAAAAACATTCACACCATTTGTGGATGATATAGACATTTCTCCAAATCAAAAAGAAGTTGTGTCCGCACCACTTTGGTCAAACAATCAAGCATCATTGACTGGAATTTTTACAAGTTCATTCCAATCTGCAAATCAGAAAAGATATTACTATGAGATATTCAACAGTCAATCCAATTCTTTTGGTGCAGAACCACAATTTAGTTTGGCATATGGTGATTCTATGGGTAGTGGTTCATCCACTGGTTCGGCTAATCAAAATGTTTACGATTATCCAACAAAAACAGTATATGCACAATATAGACAGATGCTCCTTGACCCAGGTGATACATTATTCACATTCAGAAATAATGAAACATCAGAATACATTTATGCCGTAAACATAAATCGTGCAAGATTCAAAGACAGAATGGACACTAAATCATGGCAGTTGACTTTCAAACACAGTGGTTCTGCAAATTATACAACGCTAATTGATGATGCAACAACTACAACAACAGAATTAGCTCAACAAGGTGGTCGAGTTTATAATGTTAGAAGTGGTTCTATTGCAAATGGAATTTATACAGCAGACACAACACCGTGGGGACTTTTCTACCCAGATAGAGGTGTGATAATTTTGAATGGAAAAGCTTTGGATGCATCGGCTTCTTTCAATACAAGAAGAGTACCTGCGACTGCGAGTGGATTTGATAACACATTCGAATTATTTACATCTATAAGTGGTGCCATAGCAGCTGATACTGCGTCTTATTCATTCAAAGGAAGAACTAGTGAAGTTATATCATCCACATATTACTTCGTAAGATTATTCAACGGGGAATATAATTACTCGTCAAATAATAGTTTTGTTAGTTCAAGCAGTGGAATACTCAAGTATGATTCAATGGTGAGAGACCCACAGGTATATGTAACGTCTGTTGGTATGTATGATGATAATCAAGAATTATTGGCGGTTGCTAAACTGAGTAAGCCAATAAAGAAATCGTTTGATAGAGAATTGGTAATAAAAGTTAAATTAGATTATTAAGATAAAAAACTATGGCAACTCAACAGGAAATAGTACAGAATATAAATTTTTGGCAGAATTCTCCAACGAAAGAAAGAAAAGACTACTATGCTGGAGTCATTTTCAGTCAAACGGGTTTGACACCTGAACAAGTTGTAGCAGCAAATCCAGGTACATTTGCGACTCAGTTGATAACTGATACTCCTACTGAATTTATTGAGACAACTCAATTTAATTTAGGAAACGGTGTGGTCAGAGTAAATGCTGCACAAACACAGTCTATTGCACCAAGAACAACAGAAACTCCACAGCAAGACCCATGTGCAAATGCAACATATAGAATCGGTAAGATAAAAGAACTTGGGACAAAAAACTTTGCTGAATACTCTAGTCCTGACTTTGTTGACATAAATAAACAATGTATTCTTATAGGTGAAATCTATAAA